CACACTCTTTCGTTTTTGTGTGTGTCTCCGTGTGTCCTAACTTTAAAATTAGGACCACCAGGTCCGAGGAGAGATTTATGGCTTGGGATCTAGATGAGACTGACATAGGCACCAACAGGCACTATCGTTATTACGATCAGTGGTCCAAGGTATACGACCCACCTGGGTCGAAGTTTCTAAGCGTGCATCAAACAGCAGGCTTGGATTCGCACTATGTCAAGTCACGCAAAGGGAATGACAACCCGATCTGGAAGAAGCAAGTGGCAAGGCACGAGCAGGCAGGAACCGCCTTTATAGGCATTCTGCAATCTGCAACAGTACCGAGCTACTTCTTACAAAAGATTTTGGTGAAGCATCCCAATGTGATCAACCCGGGGCAGGCTTATGCCTGTGAACAAATTGTTCACGGCAGACGTCCGCTTCCGGATGTAAATCTAGATCCTTCGCTCATCTCCGAGGTAAAGGCCAATAACCAGGCGTTAAGTCGAATGGTGAAGAAGATAGACGACCTACAGCGCTCCTTTCAAGGGGGCGTATTTGCAGGCGAACTACTCCAAACCTTACGATTGATACGACATCCAGGCAAGATCCTTCGAATTAGCGTAGATCGGCATCATCAACGTGTAGAGAAACACGTTCGCCGATATCTGCGTCAACTTCGCTCCAGCAACAAAACTGTAAGAAACAGCGCGTTGAGGGATACTTTGGGTTTTGCTTCGGATACATGGCTAGAAGCCCAGCTTGGCTGGGCACCCCTTCTCTCTGATATTGATAGCGCAATGGAAACATTAGCGGACAATAACAGTAGAGCCACCGAAAACGAGTACGTTGAACAACGTGCTTTCGGGTTCACGGAATCTGAAATCGATAGAGGTTCATTCCTCATCGGCAAAGATCCGGGTCCGGGGTTTCAGACTGAATGGGTCCTTAAAAAGACCTGTTTCGTCCGATATATAGCAATGGTCGATGAAGGTAGTTACTCAGCGTTGAATATGAGACGTATTGGCATTTCGCCACGCGACTTTTTTCCAACGATTTATGAGTTAATACCCTATTCGTTCGTAATCGACTATTTTACCAACCTTGGTACGATAGTCAGCAGTCTTTCATTGAGAAAATCAGCAGTCCGTTGGACCATGAAGCTTGTCAGGAAGGAGTACGTGAGAGAGGCAATCTCTTTCACTCCCGTCCTGGGCAACAATGGCGGCGGAACGTATGATATCTCTCTGGGGGCTTGCGCGCCACCAAAGGGGCTCAAGAGTGTGTATAGAGAAGTGACCAGGTCGCCTTACAGCGAATCGTTGGTTCCTGGGTTGGTATTTAACCTTCCAGGTTCCAGTACGAAATGGCTAAATATAGCCGGATTGATCACTAATCGAAAGCGCTTGAAGAGCTATTTCACTTAAACGCAAACTTATGGAGAATATCCATGTCATCTGCAATTAGTTCACCTGTAACGGGTGGAGCTCAGACGGGACTCACGTCCCCGACCTACACGCTTAGCAGCGATGTGGGACCGAATGAACACAGTACTCAGTACGCTGTGTCCGCTCTTGGCGGCACGCAAACTGGTGTTTCTGCTCATTCGGTGAGTAAACCTTTCACCATCACGTTCGAGAGGCCGGCTCAGTTTCGTCAACTGGGTTCGCCGAATCCTACTACTGGTGTGATCAGTCAAGTACCGAATAATACGTACAAGATTCGCGTCCGTAAGGGCGTGACTGTACTTAGCGGTCAACCGACTCGTATTGCGCAGGCGGAGCTGAAAATTTCAGTTCCTGCAGGCTCAGACGAGAACGATGCCGTTAGTATTCGGGCTATGCTTAGTCTGCTATTCGGAGCCCAGTGGGCCGAGAGTGCAGGCTTTGGTGACGTCACGATTGACGGACTCCTCTAATGAGGCTCTTCCGTCGATTGCGTGATGTCATCAGGCTAGCGCGTTTAGTACTAGAGAACTTGTCAGACCTCAAAGACAAAATTGAGGAATGGAAGCGCTCTAAGCCTTAATAGGCAGCTAAACGTCTTTAACTGATCTTAAATGAAAGGAATATGTTAATGTCCATACGTTACATTGCTCTTTATTTCGACCTTCTACTAGACTTGCTCGAAGCAGTACGCGATGAGTATAATGAAACTCTCGACCTTGGAAGCAAGGAAGAGAGAGCTCATCGTTTGTATTTCTGGGCGCGTGCCACTAGTTGTCTTGAAATCCACACAGTGTGGAAGCAAGACCATGGTCAATGCGTGTCCAGTTGGGTTCAGTTCTTTCAAGAACTGGAATCTTGCTCCGAGGTCTCCCCGCGTGCATACGCGATTTGTGCTCTGGTAAGGACATCCTTTAAGAAATTTCAGGATGAAATCCCACCGGGTACAGACGATGTTGCACTTCAAAAGTTTTTGTCGGCGAACGATCGCTGCAAAGCTTGGGAGTTACGAGTTGAGACGCTGGAGGATGAGCTGTTAGTCGGCCTGTTTAAACAACAGGTCTACAGGTTCTTTAATCCGGGATCCGCAGGCGGAATCCTGTCTGACATCTCAGCAATTACACATGCTGGGACTGTCGGGCCAGGTACCTCAAGCGGGTCTAAAGGAACAGACTTCTATACGAAGATGTTCTCCGGACCTCTGACGTCTACTCGGAAGGGTTTACACACTCTTTATGAGCACCACATACAAAACATCCCTTTCTGGGGCACTGGCGAAGAAGCCAGAGCCTTTAAGTTCGGTGATGTCGAGGTGGTGGAAGGTAACCGTCTTTCTTTCGTTCCAAAAAACGTCAACACGTCACGTGCTATATGTACTGAGCCTCTGCTGAATATGTTTTTCCAGCAGGGTACTAAGTATATATTGGAGAAACGCTTGAAAAAATCCTTCGGGATTGATCTGGCGAATCAACAACTTTGCAATCGTGACCTAGCGCAGTTAGGTAGTCTGTTCGGGGACTTTTGTACAATTGACCTCGAATCAGCATCCGACTCTGTGTCCCTTAGAATGATACGTGAGCTCTTCCCCAAAGACGTAAGTCAATGGCTGGAGTTCATTAGATCACCAAGGGTCCAACTCCCTAATCAGGAGTGGGTAGAGCTGGGGATGATTTCTTCGATGGGCAACGCATTTACGTTCCCGTTGGAGACTATTATCTTCGCATGTGTTGTCTCTGCGGCCTATGAAGCGGGTGGGAAACCACTTGTGAAAGGCTATTCTGTCTCTTGTGAGGAGACTAAAGAAGACAGTGTGATCGTCAATACTAGGCGATTGCCGAACTTTGGGGTCTTTGGAGACGATATTATCGTTTCTAAAGCTTACTACCGTAAGGTAGTTAGGCTCTTAGACCTCTTAGGGTTTACTGTTAACGCAGAGAAGTCCTTTAGTGAAGGACCGTTCCGTGAGTCATGTGGAGGTGACTATTTTTCTGGTCACTCCGTGCGGGGGATATATCTTAAATCCCTTCGCTCCATGGCGTCACGGTATGTCGCTTTCAATCGTCTAAACTACTGGTCTGCGAAGCACGATGTAAAAATCGGCCGGACAATCAGTAGATTGTACGAGAGTTGCAGGTATCTTCCTGTTCCTCTGTACGAGAATGACGATGCTGGGCTTAAGCTTCCTCTCGACATGGTCAAGACCTTGAAAAAGGATCTTGATTGTCAGTCCACCGTTTACAAGCGGTGGCAAGCTATCCCTCAAAAGATAGCCATTGTCGATGGAGCTTTAAAGCTTCCAAAAGGCCAAAAGTCGCGAATTTATAACGCGGATGGCTTACTGGTTGCAATGCTCAGAGGCGATGTTAGAAACGGTACCATAGGGTCCAGGCTTGGGCCCGTCCGGTATCGTTCGAAAGAGGCAGTTAGTCCCAGTTGGGATTGGCTGCCGACGGTTGGGTTGAAAGACCCAATTGGCCAGTGGCGCCTCACAAGCGCCATACGTCAGAATTTACAAAGCTGACGTAGTCCTGGAGAGCGAAAGTTCTCC